CCACCAAAACTAGTGAATGCATGTTGAGCTCTAGCAGCTCCTGGCAATGTTTCTTGGGCCACAGTTAATTGTTCCCAACCACCTATTTTTTCTGGTAATCCATATCTGAATCTAACAAAATCACCATCTACCCATTGGCCCTCTGCTCCTGAATCTGTGGCTTGTTTGTTGAATCCTGGTTTGAAATTAAGTTTCTGTAACATAACCTAGGCATTATATAAGGTTTTAGGGAGTATATCAACTGCCTTTAATATAGTCAAAATTAAAGTTACCTGCAATACTAATAGAATTATTGTGCTGTTCTACGCCATGTTCTAAGAAGCTAGGAAATATAATGATCTGATTTTGAGTTAAATTAGGTTTAAAAGTTTGTGGGTATAAACTAGGTTCATCAAATATAGATTGAATTAGAAAATGATTAGGAGCGTAAAATATAGTTTGTGATTCTTTTATCTTTTCATAAATTACAAAAGAAAAATTTGATTTAGGGTGAATATGTGTTTCTTGAAAATCTTTGTTTTTATAATAGTTTTTCCATATGTTAGTTAAATTAATCCGATAAGGTTTATGTATTACCTCGTCCAATAAAGTAGTTATTGTTTTAAGTAAATAATTTAAAGATTCTTTTTCAATAGTGTTATCTAAAGTATTTGTAGAATGACTTGTAGCTACGTTATTCCATTTGTTAAGGATTTTCTTTTCTTTAATTTTAATTTTTTGAGCATCTATGTTGCCTACATAAATTTTTGTGGGAAATATATCAAAATTCATTATTTATAATTTATATTTAAGACAAGTCTAACTTTTTCATCTGTACAACTAATCCCGCTATGTTTTAAGGTAGGGTCGAATACAACAGCTTGATTGGCTACACTCTGATATTTTTTATTATTTTCAAATACTGTTGCTCCATTATTAGTATTTAAATAAAACACTGCTGTATATGTGGATCCTTCTACTCCATCTACATGTAATCCATGCGTAATTGGTTCAGCTGTTCTGGTTGTTAAATTTAATTTACATCTTAATACTTCATTTACATCCAAAGCAGATAGGATGGGTTCAATAACAGTCATATGTTTTTCAGATGTATTTACTATTCCTCCATTTTTTATAAAAGTATGAGTGAATTGAAAATGTTTTTCATCTTTGCCCTCAGAGGAATTAATACCTTTGTTTAAAAACCAAGGAAAGTAAGTGCCCGATATGTACTCACTTATGGGTTTAAAATATTTAGGTTTAACTAAATTTTTAATTACTTTTATTTTTTTATAATTATGTTCCATTCTAACTCGTTTAATAAATCATTTAACTGTATAACTCTATCAGTGGTTCTTCTTAGTTTGTCATGTAATTCTTTAACATCTATAAGTATAAAACTTTTACTGTCTTCAAAAACCATCTTATCTGCCTTGGTTTTAAATGAACCACCTTTAGAAAAATTTTTATTTAAAGGTCTTAAATCAAATTTAAAAGATTGATTAGATTTATTTTTTATTATACCTTGTATGTCCCACAACTGCGTTTGTTGTTGATAAGGTGTAGCATACATAACTTCATCTAAATAATTTTTAAATATCGCTATCAACTTTAATTCTTAGTTTTTGTTTTAGTTTACCAATTTCTTTAATATAACTTTCATTTAATTTATTTAATTCAGAAATTGCAAACTCAAGAATTGATATTTGTTCTTTTAAATGACCATTCATTCCTTTTTCATTTTTAAATAAAATATGTAAGTTATTATATTTTTCTAAATATTCATCTTGTTTTTGATGAGCTAACTTAATTTGATCTTCAAATTTTCCTGTATCCATAAGTCTCCTTTATTTAATTATTTTTTTATACATGTCTTTATCTCTATTTACATTTAAAGCTAATGTTGATGTATCACTTCCCATAACTCCTACAGGCATTGTACTGCACATTATATGATTGTGTATTTTTTTAGATTTGTTTACACTAAATTTAAAATCAAGATGGCTTGGAATAAAATATACAGTTCCTGCTTCTGGGATCAAAGCTCCTTTAGGTGCATTAAACGCATTATACGTATGAATGTTTGGCTCAAAACCTTTTACATCTTTTTCAAAAATAAAATAAGGTTGTCCTTTTTCGTATTCAAAAAACATAACTATAGTAATAATAGAATTTCTTTGACGTATAATTTCAGTATCTTGATTAGGTTTAATTTTATTAAACCATGAGTTTACTATCATAGCTCCGGTGTTCCACTGCATAGTATCTTTGGTAAATTGATGTAGACCTTGATTTAATGTTTCTCTAAAATTAGGTAACTTAGGATGATCTAAACATTTTATAAGTTTACTAGTTTCTCCTTTACTAGGATTTTTTTCTTTTTTGTCTGTCGCAGCATCTGGATACATAGGTTGATACTCCAACTGTTTGGAGAGAGTTTTAACCGTTTTAAATTGTTGAGGATTTAATTTTATTTTTATAGCTCCAACTACTTCAGGAAAAAATTGAGTTACTTCCATGTTCCTCCTTGAAAAGGATTGGGTAAACCCATGTGAGGTCTACCATCATATTTTTGATCAGTTGTTTTTGTATTATTGTAATGAACAAAAATTTGAAAATGTTTATCAAAAGGATTAGGATCTCTCCAATGTTCTAAATCACACCCTCTATAAATCATTAGATCTCCCTTTTTTAAATGCACAGCTTTACCCTCTGTAAACCCAGGGATATATCCTGTGTTTGTATATTTTCCTTTTTTCTTATCGGGTTCTAAATAAATAGGCCAATCATTATCATCAATACAAAGTGTACCTGATATCTCGCAGCTAGGTCTATCTTTATGTCTAGTTAATTCTTCACCTTTTAAATATATCCTCATGTATGAATAGTTTTCATTTAATTTAAGACCAGTAGCTTTTTCAAAGACAGGTTTTAATTTGGTTGTTAAACTATCGGACAAAGGATCTCCATAAGAACAAAAACCTTTATTAACTTGATGATCACCAAATGATCCATGATCTTTATTAAAAGGTGAGATGTAGTTATTTTTTTTAAAGGTATCTAAAATTTGTGCCTTTAGAGCAAAATAATCTCTTGCAACATCTGCTGTTTCTTCACTTATAGCAGATTTAATAATAACATAATTTTTTTTATTAAATTCTTTCATATTAATGTAAGGGATTGCCTGATACCCATTTTACCAAACTTAATCTTTTTCCCTTTGTTACTGGTGTTACTCTATGCCAAATTGTTGAAGGAAAAACACAAACAGAACCTTTAGGTAATATTTCTGTGCATTTCCATTTTTTTACTTTACCATTATTTGTAATATTCATAAACTCTAATTCTCCACCTGTATAATCTTTAGGGTCAGATAAGTTAAGAGTCATTGATAATTTTCTATTAGAACCTTTTAAATTACCTTCTTTACTATAGGGCTCTATCCATGCATCACTATGCCAGTCGTAATGTTGATTTAATCCATATTCAGTAAATTGAGCCGCTTCTCTTCGATCCCATTGTAAATGCCAATCAGCTCTTTGATTAGCTTGCTCTATAATATTTTCTAGTTCTAAATGAATCCATAATTCATCTAGCCATGTTATTTTAGAATTTCTAGTTTTTTGTAATTTCTTTTTATTTCTATTTTTAAATACAGTAAAATTTGCCATGCTTTGATCAGTGCCAAAAATATCTCCTTCTTTAGAGTTTTTTGATGCAGCTAATTTAACAATATCATCACAAAAATGAAGTGGGACTATTGATTGAAAATAATAATATAAAAATTTTTGACTTCTCATTTCTAACCTTTCGGCTGAAACTATATCAAAAAATTAATGTATGTAAAGATTAAACAACGATCCACTCAGCGCCATTCCATTGAACAGTGTCGCCAGTAGTTAAATCTTGTGTTGCTTGCCATTTGTCATCCGTTGAATTCCAAGTAACATTAGTATAAATGTTAGGATTTGCTGGATCATCTGGATTAGGATAAGCTAGTTCTGTATCTCCCCTTGGCTCAGGCATCCCATTAGGAGCCTCCCAATCAAAATTAGAGTTAAGTACAAAATCAGAGTACGGTTTAGGTAAGATAAAAACTTGGTTTTCTTCGTCATAAGTATAACCTATTGAAGGCATTTGTTTTCTAGTGCCATCAGTATAAGCTTCTACCCATGTTCCGCCAAAAGTATCAGCGCAATAAGTTGATACATTAGATACATCATCACCTATTGTAACTACGTCTAGAACTAGACCACCTGCATTTATTTTAGCTGCGTATTTCATTAAAAATCTATTGTCCCCGATACTGTAAATGTACACAACTTATCCCCTGGAGGTAAAGTTGATACTGAATTTGATCCTGGTGCTACTGATAAACTAGCTGGTGCATCTGCAGAAGGTACTCTAATGTAAACTATTCCGTTTCCGCCAGATCCTCCTGATCCTGATGGGTCAGAACCTCCGCCTCCGCCTCCGCCGAGTCCGTTTGTTCCTGGTGATCCTCCAGATCCTCTCGGGCCGCCTGCGCCGCCGCCCCCGGATCCTCCGCCTCCTCCAGATCTACCTGTAGAATAAACTCCACCTCCGCCGCCTCCGGCGTAAGTTACAGATGTACCTGTAATTGAATTGGCTGCTCCTGATCCTCCTGGACCTCCTGGTCCATTGTGAGTTGCTCTGTTTCCAACAGCACCTGCTCCACCGCCACCTGAACCTTCGTGGTTAGTCCCTGGACTATCTAAAGGTGCAGATCCATAATTTCCTTCAGAAGGTGTAAATTGTCCTGGCATATTTCCTAAGCCCCAATACGGAGCTACTGTGTTTGGTTTTGAAGATGAAGCACCTTGGTGATTTCCTCCACCACCTGATCCTCCATCAGCCACCCAAATAGGTGAACCTGGAAGTGATGCTGCAATAGCTGGATCGTTAGAAGGGCCTCCGCCGGCACCACCATCAGCTACGAAATCTCCGATTGTAGAAGCTGCTCCTCTAACTCCTGATGTACCACCTGTTGCTCCATTACCTACAGTAATGGATGCTCCTTTTTTAATAGTTAGTTTAGTACCACCTGGGTAAGAAGTACGAAAACCTCCTCCGCCTGCTCCGCCGCCGGGCCAATAATCTCCAGAACCGCCTCCAGCAACAACTAAATAATCTACATCAAGAGTTGCTGCTCCAGATGTAAGACCTAGTCCTCTTGCGGATCCTGCTCCGATACTTGCTAATATTGGCATAATCTTTCTCCTCCTATTTTATTACGCAAACTGTGTTTGAGAAGCTAACGCTGTAAACGTAGCTGAACCAGTTTTAATAATAGTATATGAATAAACATCTAATGAACTAGCGTTACCTGCAGTTGGTGCAGCTCCACCTTGCCATTCCGGAGTTATTGACGAACCATCGATAGTAACTGCATTGTTGTAATAAGGTGTTGAACCGCATTTTACAATATGAGCTACAGTTATTGATTCACCTGTATCCATGATTGAGTCTAGTGAGTTTGATCCGTCTCCTCTGATATTCAGTGTCCAGTTAGCCGCTGCATCAGATGTAAAATTCCAAACTGCTTGAGTAAGAACATCGTAGTTGATTGTTCCTGTAGCAGCTGTAGCTTCTGTTGTAACTTTTTCAGCAACACTTTGAATTTTACCTTGACCATTGAAAGTCGCTCTACCCGTCCCCTTTGGTGTAATGTTTAAATCAATGTTAGTGTCGCCACCAGTTACTGAAACTGCTGGAGCATTACCTGTAGCTGCGTTAGCTACTGTAAACTCGTTAACTGCAGATCCAGTTGTTGAAAATTTAATTTGTTCATTTCCATTTTCATCGATAATACCTGTTGCATTATCAATAGTAATATTTTTACCATTTGCGTCTAGGTCTGCTGAAAGTTG